TAAACCTGTAACATCGGTTCACATCAACGGCATCCCGTGCCGCTCATCACCAAGTCAGAGGCGGCCGCTGCCCTCGGGGTATCCAGGACGGCGGTCTACAAGGCGATCAATCAAGGCCGGCTACCGGTCGTGCGGACCTCTGATGGCAAGGAGCTGATCAAGTCCGAGACGCTGCGCGAGGACTGGTTCGCCAACACCATGGCCAAAATCGGCGTCGGCCCCAAACCACCGATGGGCGAGACCGCCTTTCCTCCAGAGCGACCCAAACGAGACCGATCACTCACCGAACCCGAACCTGGGGACATTGTCCCCGAGTACAACGAAAGCCGGGCACGCACCGAGTACCTGAAGGCCGAGCTGCTAGAGCTGGAGCGCAAGGAGAAGGAAGGACTGCTGGTGCGGGCGTCCGAAGTGGAAGCCAAGTGGGTTGAGGTGATCACGATCAGCCGCACCAAGGTGCTCGGCATCGCCAGCAAGGCAAAGCAGCGGATCCCAGACCTCACCCAGGACCAGATCGCGATCTTGGAAGACATCGTGCGCGAGGCGCTCGAGGAGCTGGCAAGCGATGGCTGACATCAACGACATCGCAAAAGCAGCGCTGCAAGCGTGGAAGCCACCGGAAAAGCTGACGCTGAGCGAGTGGGCGGACCGGTATTTCTACCTATCGGCGGAGAGCAGCGCTGAGGCCGGCCGCTGGCACACGCTGCCCTACCAGAAGGGCATCATGAACGCAATTACCGATCCGGCGATCGAGCAGATCTCGGTGATGAAGAGCGCTCGGGTGGGATACACCAAGTGTCTCAACGCCTGCATCGCGTTTCACATCCACCAGGATCCGTGCCCGATGATGCTGGTGCAGCCGACGATCGAGGATGCGCAGGGCTATTCCAAGGAAGAGATTGCGCCGATGCTGCGCGATGTGCCGGTGCTGAAAGGGCTGGTTTCTGACAGCAAGGCGAAGGACGGCGCGAACACGATCCTGCAGAAGCAGTACCCGGGCGGCACGCTGGGCCTAGTGGGCGCCAACAGCCCGCGTGGCTTCCGCCGTGTCAGTCGCCGGATCGTGATGTTTGACGAGACGGACGGCTATCCACCGAGTGCCGGCCCCGAGGGCGACCAGATCAAGCTCGGCATCCGGCGGACGGAGTATTACTGGAACCGCAAGATCGTGGCTGGGTCGACGCCAACCCTCAAGGATGCCAGCCGGATCGAGCGGTTGTTCAGCCAGGGCGACCAGCGGCGCTATTTCGTGCCCTGCCCTGATTGCGGGCACATGCAATACCTGAAGTGGGCGCACATGCGCTGGGACGATCAGTTGTCGCCGGTGCATTACGTCTGCGAGGACTGCGGTGTGCTGATCCCGCACTCCAAGAAACGCTGGATGGTGGAGCGCGGCCAGTGGCGAGCAACGGCACCGGGCAACGGCAAGCACGCCAGCTTCCATATTTGGGCGGCCTACAGCTACTCACCAAACGCGAGCTGGGACAACCTGCGCGATGAATTCCTAGAGGCGAAGTCCGACCCTGAGGCGCTGAAGACGTTCGTCAACACCGTGCTGGGCGAAAGCTGGGAGGACGATTACGCGGCGAAGGTGGGCGCCGACAGCCTGCTGGAGCGTGCGGAGTTCTACGAAAGCCAGATGATCCCGGCTGAGGCATCAGCAGTGACGATTGGCTGCGACGTGCAGGACAACAGGCTGAGCCTGTCGATCTGGGCGTGGGGCCGAGAGGAAGAAGGCTGGCTGATTGATCGCCAAGTGATCCACGGCGACCCGAGCCGGCCGGAGCCGTGGAAACAGCTGGATGAGATCCTGCTGAAGCCTTTCAAGCATGCGCTCGGCGCTGAGATCAGGCCGGACGTGGTGTGCATCGACTCCGGCGGCCACCACACGATGGAGGTGTACCAGTACGCCCGCGAACGGCAGAACATGGGCGTGATTGCGATCAAGGGTCAGAGCCAAAAGGGCAAGCCACCGATTGGCAAGCCATCAAAGGTGGATCTGAACCACAAGGGTCGTGCGCTGAAGAAAGGCGCTGAGGTGTATCCGGTCGGATCTGACACGGTAAAGAGCCTGCTGTTCGGCCGGCTGAAGCACAACGAGCCCGGGCCGGGCTATTTGCACTTCTATGCAGAGGCTGGGAAAGAGTATTTCGAGGAACTGACTGCAGAAAAGCAGATCACAAGGTTTGTTCGCGGCTACCCCGAAAGGGTATGGGTAAAGAAATCGAGCCAGCGCAATGAAGCATTAGACGAGCTTGTTTATGCGTATGCAGGATTAAATCGGCTGTACCAGCGGTACGACCGAAGAACAATCTGGGATCAGCTGGAGAAACGGCTTGAAAAGCCCGTAGAAAGGGAGCGAAAGGCCCCGCTAAGATCGAACAAGGCTCCAAAACGGAGTTTTGTCCGCCAGTGGTGAGGCCGTGAAGATTCCTTCCAAAATCCGGGCAGGTGACACGGTCGTGTGGCGCGATGAGGCCACGGTCGATGTGTTTGGCGCACCGATCGACGGGAGCAACCACAGCCTGACCTATTACCTGCGCACGAATCACAACCACCAAGGCGCCACGGTCGCTGGTGTGACGGTGGTGGGCACACCAGCCGATAGCGGCTGGACGTTCACGATCCCTGCAGCGACGACTGCAGGCTTCGTTGCAGATGACTGGTACTTCCAAGCGGTGGCGACAGCCAATGCGGGCGGCGCCAAGACGACGCTGGGCAGCGGGTCGCTGACGGTTGAGGCAAACCTTGCCTATGCGGGCAGCCCTTCGGCGTTCGACGGCCGGTCGCAAGCGCAAAAGGACCTCGACGCGGTGCAGGCTGCGATCCGCTCGCTGATGAGCGGCGGTGCGGTGCAGGAGTATCGGATTGGGACGCGCAACCTGAAGCGTTACGAGCTGTCCGAGCTGCTGGCGCTTGAGTCACGGCTCAAGGCTGTCGTTGCCCGTGAAAACAAGGCGGCGATGATCGCCAATGGGTTGGGCAACCCCCACAACATGTTTGTCCGCTTTGGTGGCCGCTGATGGGACTCCGCACTCGAGTGATGACGGCCCTTGGATTTGGGCCAAAGCCGCAGCCAGAGCAGCCGCGTCGCCGGCGTCGCACCTATGCGGGCGCGATCATCAACCGGCTGACCAGCGACTGGATCAGCAACGGCACCAGCGCTGACGCTGAGATCAAGACCAGCCTGCGCAAGCTGCGGGATCGCAGCCGGCAGATGGTGCGGGACAACCCGTATGCACGGCAGGCAAAGCGCACCACGCAGATCAACGTGGTCGGCCAGGGCGTCAAGCTGCAGTCGCAGGTGATGAGCCTGCGCGGCAACAAGCGCGACGATCGGATCAACGGCCTGATCGAAGCGAAGTGGGAGCGCTGGTGCCGCAAGGACCACTGCGATGTGGCCGGCAAGAGCAGCTTCCACATGCTCGAGTGGCTGGCTGTCGGTGCGCTGCCCGAGAGCGGCGAAGTGCTGTTCAGGATCCACCGCAAGCCGTTCGGTGGCAGCAAGGTGCCGATGGCGCTGGAGATCATCGAAAGCGACCTGCTCGACGATGAGTACAACGGCGCAGTGAGCGCCAAGGGCAACGAATGGCGGATGGGGGTCGAGATCGACCGCTACGGCCGGCCGGTGCAGTATGCGTTTCTGACACGTCACCCGGGCGACTACTGGTTCCAGGGCTCGACTGACAAGGCGACGGTGAAGCATGTCTTCCTGCCGGCCAAGGATGTCATCCACCTGTTCGTGCCAGAGCGCCCCAACCAGCACCGCGGTGTGCCCTGGTTCGCGCCGATTATCACCGACGCGCATCAGCTGGCCGGCTACGAAGAGGCTGCAGTGGTGCGTGCCCGCTCGGCGGCATCGCTGATGGGCTTCGTCACCTCACCAGAGGGCGAGCTCGAGGCTGACGATGTCGAGAACGGCCAGCGCATCAGCGAGTTTGAGCCTGGCGTGTTCAAGTATCTCGATCCCGGCCAGTCGGTGATCGTGCCGGATCTGAAGTCACCGGATGCGCAGTATGAGGATTTCGTGCGCGCCAAGACGCGGCGATTCGCGTCTGGCTTCGGCTGCTCGTATGAAACACTGAGCCGCGATTTCAGCGAGACCAACTACAGCTCCAGCCGGCTGTCGCTGCTCGAGGATCGCGACCACTGGAAGGTGGTGCAGCAGTACCTGATCGAGAATTTCCACATGCGGATCTTCCGTGAGTGGATGGATGTGGCGGTGCTGAGCGGCGAGCTGGCACTGCCCGACTACGAGCTGCGGCCGGAGCGTTATGACAGCCCGAAATGGCTGGCGCGTGGCTGGAGCTGGGTTGACCCGCTCAAGGAGGTCAAGGCTTACCGCGAAATGGAAGCGGCGGGCTATATGACGAAGGCGCAGATCTGCGCTCAGCTGGGCGGCGATTTGGATGAGAACCTTCAGCAGATTGCACGCGAGCGCAAGACCGCTACCGATCTTGGTGTCCAGCTGGACGCCGACATGAACCCGACCTCCCCTGAGCCCCCACAGGAGTCGTCGGTAGGCGGGGAGGAGAGTCCAACGCAAGAGCCTCCCCGCCGCCCTCCCGCCAGATCGCGTCGCAAGAAAGCGTCTAAGGTAGATGGAGTTCAATCTGAGCGTCCAGAGGGACCGCTTAACTGATGGACGAACTCAAGGAACAACAACACGAAGCGCCGGAAGAAGAGCGTGCAATGCACGATCTGACGGAAGAGCAAGTAGCTGCAATTGGCGAAACAGTCGCTGAAGTAGTAGCCGAGCACATGGCCGAAGTGGTCGAGGATGTGATCGAAACGCTTGCTGGTGAAGACCCCGAAGCTGAAACCGAGGCCGAAGAAGCGGCTGAGGAAGAAGTGATGCCGGTGGTGATCGAGCGCGCTAAGCCCGGTGATCTGAAAACCGGTGATTTCGTCAGCTGGAACAGCTCCGGCGGTCGCGCTCGTGGCCGGATTGAGCACGTCATGCGCGAGGGCACGCTGGGTGTCCCCGACAGCGAGTTCAGCATCGAGGCCAGCGAGGAAGATCCGGCTGCACTGATTCGGATTTTCCGCGAAGGCTCTGAAGGGTGGGAGGCTACTGAGACAATGGTTGGCCACCGCTTCAGCACCCTGACCAAGATCGATGCGCTCCGCTCCATGGAGGGCAAGTACCAGCGCACTGAGGCGACCGCATTCCGCGAGCTCGATGATCGCTCATTTGAGTTTCCCTTCAGTTCCGAATACCCCGTGGCCCGGTACTTCGGAAACGAAGTGCTGAGTCACGAGGGTGAAGCCGCTGATCTGAGCCGTCTTAATGACGGTGCTCCGCTGCTCTTCAATCACAACCCTGATCGGGTGGTGGGCGTTGTTGAGCGAGCATGGATCGACGGCGAAAAGAAGCGCGGCTACGTCAAAGTCCGCTTCTCCCGCAACAGCTTCGCCAAGGAGGTGATGGCTGATGTCAAGGATGGCGTTCTTCGGGGCGTCAGCTTTGGTTATGCCATCGACAAGATGGAGGAGCGTGGCGACAACTTCGTAGCCACTCGTTGGAGTCCGTACGAAGTTTCGGTTGTTAGTGTGCCTGCAGATCCGACCATCGGAATCGGCCGGTCGCTTGCGATCGACTCTGCGGCCACCGCCGCATCACCAACCCCTCAAGAACCTGAGGTTCACATGGAGAACACCACCCCTGACGTGGAGGTGATCCGGTCCAAGGCCGTCGAGGCCGAGCGCAGCCGTATCGCATCCATCACCGCCCTCGGCGACAAGCACGGCATGACCGAGCTTGCACGCGAGCTCATCGACGGTGGCCGCAGCCTCGACGAGGCCCGTGCTGCCTTCCTCGAAAAAATCGACACCCGCAGCACCAAAGTGGAGCACCGCATCGAATCGACCTCCGAGGTCGGCCTCAACGAGAAGGAGACCCGCAGCTACTCCTTCCTGCGCGCCCTGAACTACCTCGCCAACCCTGGCGACAAGCAGGCTGCCGAAGCCGCCGCTTTCGAGCGTGAGGTTTCTGACGCTGCTGCCAAGGCTTACGGCAAGCCCGCCAACGGTCTGATGGTGCCCAACGAGGTGCTCCGTCGTGATCTGAACGTCGGCACTGCAAGCGCCGGCGGCAACCTGGTTGCCACCGACCTGCTGGCCGGTTCGTTCATCGAGCTGCTCCGCAACAAGCTGGCTCTGGCCAACGTGGGCGCCACCGTGCTCAACGGCCTGCAGGGCAACATCGCCATCCCTAAGCAGACCGGCGCCGCCACTGCTTACTGGGTGGGTGAAGGCTCTGCTCCTACCGAGAGCCAGGAAACCCTCGGCCAGGTGACCATGTCGCCCAAGACCGTGGGCGCCTTCGTGGATTACAGCCGCCGCCTGCTGCTCCAGAGCTCCATCGACGTGGAGCAGATGGTGCGCAACGACCTGGCTCGCGTGATCGCCCTCGAGATCGACCGCGCTGGTATCTACGGCTCCGGCTCCAGCAACCAGCCTCTCGGCCTAGTGAACACCGTCGGCATCAACACCAAGGCTCTGACCGGCTACGGCACCTTCGCCGAGCTGATCGACATGGAGACCGAGGTGGCCAAGGACAACGCCGACGCCGGTTCGCTGTTCTACCTGATGAACGCTGCTGCCCGCGGCGCTCTGAAGTCGACCGCCAAGTCTGCCTCTGCTGTGGCTGCTGGCTTTGTGTACGAGAACAACGAAGTGAACGGCTACCCCGCCGTGATCTCCAACCAGCTGGCCTTCGACGACATCATCTTCGGTGCCTTCGACCAGATGATCATGGGCCTGTGGTCCGGTCTGGATCTGACCCTCGATCCTTATGCCGGCGCCACCAGCGGCACCGTTCGCATCATTGCTCTGCAGGATGTGGACTTCGCTGTGAAGCAAGCTGGCGCCTTCTGCTACGGCACCGGCGCTCTGTCCTGAGCATGATCGCTGGGCTGATTCAGGCCAAGCGAAACTACAACCCCTCCCTGGTTCGCTCCGGGGAGGGCTTTCTCTTGGCATACCGGTCTGAGCCGGAAAACTTCAAGGTCAGCGAGATCGTGCTGGCCGAGATGGATGGTGCGCGCAACGTGCTGCGCAATCAACGGCTGAAGGTGCCGGGTGTCGAAAAGGGATGTTCGCTCGAGGATCCACGGCTATTTGTGTACGGCGAATGTACGTACATCGCGTTTTCAATCGCTCGCTACGGCCTGAAGGAAGGCTGGAAGTGCGTGCAGGCGTACGGAAGGTTGTCCAAGAAGGGCAAGACGTGGAGCGTGGTGCAGGTTTGGGTGCCGAAATACGGCGCCAATGACTGGAGCAGCAAGGAGAAGAACTGGACCTTCTTTGAAGCCGAGGGTGCGCTGCGGTGCGTCTACGACATGGGCGCCGCCGGCTGGACGGTGCTCGAGCTCGAGGGCGACGAGGTGGTGCAGGAATGGCGCAGCGCTCCCGTGCGCTGGCGTTGGGGACGGATGAGCGGCGGCACGCCGGCCATCGACTGGCAAGGCCAGAAGCTGACGATGTTCCACAGCTGGGAGAAGCACCCGCGCCGCAGCCGGCTGTACCACGCGGCATGGCTGACGTTTGGCGCGACGGCACCGCATGCACCGATGATGGTGTCGAGCGCACCGGTGCTGACGGCCAAGGAGGAATGGGGTGCGCCGAATGGTGCGCAGGGCTGGCAGCCGCTGTGTGTGTTCCCGGGTGGGCTCGAGGTGAGCGGGCACAAGGCGCTGATTGCCTATGGCCGCAACGACCTTCACTGCGCGATTGATGCGATCCGGGTGGAGTACCTGCGCCAGATTGCACCGACAGTGAGTCACCGCGGTGAGGTGCGGATCCGTCTGACCGGTGACGTGATGATCAAGGGTCAGCCGGCATGGGCCGGGACC